AAGGAAGTAGCCGTAACAGTAATACCAGAAGTAATACTTTGACCATTATTATCTCGGAATGTACCAATATTTTCAAATACTTTTAGACCATTTGCACCAGTTCCATTACTTGTTGAGTATGAAACTGAAACAACATCTCCATTCTCTAAGTCTTTTCCAACTTTTCCGTCACCAAATAGAATTTCTGGGATCTCATATTCTGATTCTTCTAAGAAATATACCTTAGATGTTGAATCAATCTTAGTAATATCAGTTGCTTGAAGGTATCTTTCTGTAATTGTACCAGAAGTTACCTCAACTTTCATTGAAGTTGTGTCTGCATTCTTGTTAGTTAGGATAAATCTCTGTCTTTGGTTGATATCTTTAACAAAAGTATCGGTCAAAAACACTCCTTCAAACAAAGTGATGCCTTTAAAACTAGCAATTCCACTTGTACTGTCCACAGAAGTGATTGTATCAGTGCCAAGTGAGAATACAAAGTTGTTATTATCTAATCCTGTGAAGTTTAAAACTAATCCTTTATTAATTGTAACAGTTTTTGGGTATGGAACTACGGTCTGAACTGTAATATCGACTACACATTGTGCCGATCTTGCGGATTTTGGAGTATAACCAATCATCCTAGCAAGTTTTACAACGTTTTCACGCAAAACTGCCGTTTCTAGGAACCCTTCATTGACTGCAAGGTTGGCATTTACTGCTGTATAGTAAGTATTATATGCTAAAACGTCTAAAAGGACAGTCATTGACGATCCCTCGAAGTCATAATCCGAGAATTGATCCTGTGCCCTTAAATATCCTTTAATTTGTGCCTTGATTTCGTTAAACTCAAGAGCATTAACTTGATTAAATGCCATTATGGTTTAAATGCTATACTAATGGAATCAAAAGTTGGTGGTATACCCATAATAACATATGCAACGCTTACATCTAATTGATTACGATCCTCAGTCCACTTTGTTTTAATCTCATATACCGCAACTCTCGGTTCATGAGTATTAATTGCTTTCTTTAAGCGTCGCCTAATCTTCTGTGCATCGTTAGGTGTATAATTGTCGAACAGCAATCCAATGATGTTACCACCGAATGCCATGTCAAAAGGTTTCTCGTAGAAATTGTAAAATACAATATTTTTGACTGATTCTTTAATGGCTGCTTCATTGTTCAGTGCCAACACATCGTTTGTCACTGCATTCTTTTCAAAAGTTAAAGAGAAGTCACGAAATGACTTCGATATTAATGCCACTAACTAGCCTATTATTAACCTCAGGTATATTTATACTTCTTTTTGTGACTTTTTTCTACGTGACGCATCACAGCGTGGATCTGTAATAAGATATCGGCAATACTCATTCCCATGATCGTAGAAATGATCGCTCATATCTACGGGAATGTTGGCATTTCTCTTACCATCTACGATTCTATTTGCCTTGGCCACGGTACTTCTTCCTTGCCTTATTTCTAGAGGTAGCAGAGTACTTTGTATGTGACCCTTTACCTTGTCTTGTCTTTTTAGGAGTTGCCTCAATAGTAGGTAATCCTGTATTAAATCTCATTGCCATAATAATTAACCTGCAAATACGTTTGGTGAACCAGCTGCTACTGAAGTGCAACCGCTAATTCCATCTCCTATTCTACCACAACCTTTGCCATTTACAAAGACCGTAGAACTACCACTTGCGATGGCAGCACTATGTGGAGGGCATGGAGAGCCTGGTAATAGGTGTACAGTATTCTTATCCCCCTGTCGAGAGACAGGAATACCATTAGCGAAGACGTTACCACTACCCTGTGCTCTGGACATTCCAGAACAATGGGTTACATCTGCATCTCCGATTCGTGTTACTGCTGGCATATCAATAATAATTTGAAACAAAGGAACGTATACCTTCCCACTCATTATATATCTTTAATTCGAGTGTAAAGGTTGCGGGTGTCTGTGCTACTAGGTTACCTGCAGTACCACTTGCCCATTGTACTGTGATATTGAAGATCTCAGTGGTAAAGTTGGTACTATCCTGATTGAGGTCATAGAACAACTTATCTGCTGGCATATTAACTATTCTCTGCACCGTAACAGGTGTCTGTGTCTTATCTGATTCCCCCTGTTCAATATATGTAAACTCGTCCACAAAAGGATCTTCTATCGAACCAGTAATTGATACGGATGTACTACCTGGTGTAATGACGAGGTTTGGTTGTGTACCCTGTACCGTAGCAGTAACATTGGTTACATTTGCTTCTTGACCTCCTGCTGCTGTAGCAGATGCACTCACTACTTGGTTCATAGTAAAGTTAGGTCTTGTTAAATCCGTAAGGAACGTTGCTGTTCCGTCAGGTGTGATGGTTACTGCCATATTGCTCTTCTAATAATCCGTTCTTGACTGCTATCTCATACATTAGACTATGAATGGTCATATCGTATGCATTTGTCCATGGTTGCGTCTTCTCATTCTCTATCCAACACTGAAGACTTCCATATTGTGCTTTGGGTATATCATCTCTAAACCATGAATCGTACTCGAATTCGTGTTTGGTCATTTGCGTTCTCTAGTCATTAACTCCTGCAAGTACTCGGCATATTTCGACATCTCCACATGGTCATTAACAGTATGTGGAGGTTCTGGTATCTTTGGTTCAAACTTAATTAGATGGTCGAAAGACTCAGGTAGGTCTCTGGCTTTCGTATGCCTTGTGATAACGTCGTTATCTCGAATAACGAATTCTCCTTCCAGTGATTCCAGTCCTAACATGGTTTGTACTTATGTGAGTTTATTTAGAGTTTAACGACGCGATTTTTGCCCCTTTGTTTAAGACTCGCGATTTTTTACCAGTTCGTATCATCAATCTCAGAGAGGTTAGGAGGTACTTGGGGTGTCATGTACCTTGATAATCTCTCCTCATGGTCGCATACAACATCGACCAATCTCTCATAGTCCTCATGACCAGGTCTTCTCATCATCAGGTTAGACTTCCTGACTTTTTCTTCGAGTGCTTCAATTCTACCGAGAAGTTCTTCGTTTGATAAATGAGAGCTCATAGTTCGTAAAGATGGTGTGATGGGTTTTTACTTTGCTTTCAAGGTAATCGACTATTCCTTTTAGTCTTTCTACTTCTTCGTTGAGTATCTCTATCTTGTTGACATAATACTCTTCGAGTGTTTTTCTACCATACTCAGTGTAGTAGATATGCGGTTGTTCCTTACAATCGCCTGACATGAGTCCTCCTATGTTGACTGAACAATATCAAACCTCCATCCAATCGCATTGATGTAATCAAAAGTGTCGTGGAAATCCCTATCGCACTTCATTTCATACTTAAGGTCTCCCAGAAATGCTCTAAGTTCTTCGAGGGACACAAAGGTTCCCTGCAAGTTTGCTTTCTGATCATAGAGAGCGTACTTCATTTGCGTTTTGGTGGTGGTATCTAGTATATATTATATCACGATCTCCACACAATTGCAAGGGGCAATTATACTCAGTTACTCAGGACATTCTCTTACAGTACCCGTTGCTTCTGCCTTCTCCATTGTCTGATATTGTATTGCGGTCATGTCCCATGCCATATCATTCACACGTTTCTGGGCAGCAAACTCATCATCTGCTTGTACTCTCACCCATGTCTTATATGTGACTGTGGCTTCTACATCAAAGGTTTTCATAGTTTTTTACTTGGGGAAATTTTTTGGAAAATTATATTTTTGATTCCTCGCTCGCTCATGCAAGACTTTATAGCTTAGATTGTCTAGGGAAGTTAAGCTACGGGCACCGCCTAAAAACGGACGGGGGGCGACGACTGCCTGCTGCCCTACTCCTCAGGGGGTGAGCAACAGCAAGGGCAATATCCTCTGTCTTCGCGTTCCTCTTCTAATGATCCATATTCATTGAATGTAATAACAGTGAAATGATCTTTAATGAATTGGTCATTGACTAATGCATTGTATGTGTCATTAGATAGTGATTGCATAAGGCATGTATATATGTGTATGATTATATTATAGTATATGTGTGTGCTGTGTATAGTATATGTGTGACAGTATTATATGTGGCACATATATACCACGATTATTAATTGAGTATATTATATTATATGTGGTATATATGGGCATATATAGCCCGCCCTGTATTATTGACGGGGTAGTATATATGTATTATATTATATGCTGTGTGTATATGTGTATGCATAGTATATTATATTATATGTGTGTATTATATACTAAAAAATCAATCGCTATATATGCTCTATTATGGGCACATATAGCGATATATAGACCGACCTAATAATTCGACGGGGTATAAAAAAAGACCTAGTATGAACTAGGTCTTATTACGTCACTTGTTAGGTCTAGCACATTGCTTATTTGAGTTCGTGCAAATGTGCTTTGTCCTATG